GCACATTCGGTGAGACGCCGCGCCTCCGCACGGTTCAACTCAACTTGTTTAGCAGCCGCTGCGGCAGCATCCGCGGCGGCATCGGCGTCCGCCTTCTCCTTCACCTTCTGTGCGAAGGAGAGAGTGGGCTTCTTGGATGGGGGACCACCGCTAGCGCTGAGAGTAGGAAAGGACTTATCAGTCACAACAACGGAGGGAAGCTTGAGCGCAGACTTTGACCACGTAGACATTTGTAAGAAAGTACAGGAGGGAGTGAGAATCTAAATACCGAACGAAGCAGTTTCAATTTTTTTAAGCGAGACCCTGTTTTTACGCCAACCTTCTAGATTGGCACAGCCAATCTAGAAGACGAACTCCAAATCGGCAGAGCCGATTTGGAGTGACCGCAGGTTGAGCGTAAAAAAAGTGGACGAGCGACCTACGTATCATCAAACATCATTCGCCCCTTACCGCCAGCAATCTCAAAGACATTCCACGCATCGCCATACGTAATTAAATAGGTCTTACGACTCTTATTGCGCGGGTCCATTGGTATAGGTGCTAAGATTGGATAGAGAACAGGTAGAACCGCGCGAGTGAATTGTAGAGTTCCTGCCGGCTGCGCTGTATCAAACGCGCCAAAGGTAATATTATAGACATCGTGCGGTATAGGATAGGCAAAATCCATTCCCATACGAATGTTTTTCCAATAGGAGGTTACTTCACGAAAAACAGCGATTTCCCATTGCTTAATACGGTCAATATTAGAGATATTGAGACGCAAAGAGGTTACAAATGGCGAACCGTCAGAGGAGGTTAAAACATTTCGTTGCCCCGCCAAAGTAGATGCATATGACCGGAGACCTACTAACATACGACTGACGGAGCCAATCATATCAACCGTGAACGGGAGTTGTACAGTTGCTAGATACGGCGGTGATGCAGCGGTAAACGAATTATCTTCAATCGTAAACTCTTCGTGACGTACATTTGTGTAGGGAATACGTAGAGTTTGCGCTTTGAGCCAAAGATTCGCATCACGGGGTAAATAGAGTTGCGTAGATTCCAGTGTCATTAATATAGGCTGAACTGCCTCCAAAGGCAATGTGACTTGCGTAGTATCAACCGGACCGCCAGGAGTCGCTTGAATGCGCAGGGGCTTACCTCCCCACGGCTGGGGCTGTAGACGTCCATCACTTGCTACGACAACTTCGTTTAGCTTACGTAAATGAATGCGAATGCGCCACCGTTGCTGACTGAGGGCGACAAGGGGGATTCCAGGCTCAAACGCGTCTTCAGTACCAATAATTGGTATACTAACACGTAGTTCTGGTAGTGTTGCTGACCGACCAATTGCAAGAGGCGTTTCATATCGTGAGCCAACTTCGTCGTTCATTAAGAATACTTGACCTGTTTCGGCTTTTTGACGTTGACGCCAAGTAAGATATTCGCCGTAAGTTTCGTGAATAAGAACTTGATCTTGAAAGATTTGTATCTTACTTATCACCTGTAAGCCGATACTGTTCGTATATCCAAAGGTGACTCCACTAGCGTCGGTCACGATACCGGTACGATTCACTGCCACTGCAGCAGGCGGTAGCCAGGTAGGAAGTTGGATATGGAGAAAGAAGTATTTTGCGAGGTCGCCCCGATGGTCAATATCAAAATCAACCCAGCGCCCCCAATCCGGGGCATTACGTGGTTGCGTTATATAAATTTCTTTCGTAAATGGAACTGAGCGTATATAAACGCTATGAAAAAATGATGTTTTAGGATTCGCAGTGAAAAAGATATCTTTCTTGCCTCGTGACACAAGTTCCATTAAACCGCCAGAGCGAGACGTCATTGTGAATCTCCTTAATTTAGACCTAGTGGATTTTAAACCAAAGTATAGTAGAGATGTTCCACCTTTTGATGACCGCCTTTACGGCACTACTGTTTGTTGTGCTTACACCCGGTATCGTGGTTACATTACCACCGAAGGCTCCAACTATTGTTGTTGCCTTAACGCACGGCGTGATTTTTGCGCTCATTTATGGTATAACGCATAAGGCGGTCTGGCACTTAACGCAGAAGTTTGAGGGCTTCCAGAGCCAGTATGTATTCCCGCCGGCGATCGCAAACGGTCAGATGTGCGAGGCGCAGACGTGTATGTGCAATGGAGCGGAGATTGCAGAGAAGGGACGTTGCCAGTAAATAATAGTATAAAACAGAGATGAAGAAATCTTCTATTAGACAATTTACTAGAAAGTGTCTAAAAGCAGGCTATAAGGAGAAGGTTTGTAAGAATGCGTGGGTTTTTGGAAAGTTGCCGACGAAGGAATTACAAACTATGTACAAAAATACGTTCAAGACTCAGAAGACATATAAACACCCACATACTATGAAACAGTCTAAAACGCTAAAATATGCGAAAGCACCGAAAAAGTTAACGAAAGCGATGCTTATTAAAGCATCTGGACCGCGCATTTTTCCGTAATATAAACTAGAATGGCGAACAGAAAGACGCGTAAGGCTCGTCGCACAAACAACCGCACCAATCTAACTCGTCAAAATGCGTCTCGTCGCCTGTTGCCGAAGCTCAATAATGGTAGCCAGATTGTCTACAACAGGATGGTAGGTAAAACAACACCGCAGCAAATTGCGCGCACCAATCGTAATATCCGTATTACCTATTTGGTGGATCCTAGTATGCCTTCGCACTTGCAGAAGCAGGTACGTAATGCGCTAAATCGCTTTAAGGCAACGGGGTCGGTGTATCCCAACTAATGCGGCACCGGTTTAGCGCAGCAGAATCGGTAGCCGCTCTGCGGCACCGGTTTAGCGCAGCAGAATCGGTAGCCGCTCTGCGGCACCGGTTTAAAACAATAAAACCCAGAATGACTAACGATGAGTTTTCCGAACATCAGCACTGGCTATGGTCTATCCGTACAACCAGTCGCACTGCCAAAGCTGACCGAGCTTAAGGCGACGGACGACAAGCCGAACGTTATTCTTACGACGATTCGCATTCCAGATGAGCATATTTGGGCGAATGGTCTATTCCAAAATGTCTATATTATCTATCGTATGCTGGAGGTGATGGGACTCAAGCCCTGGCTAATGGTAGACAATAACCAGAATCATAAGGATGCTACAGTCCATGATAAGTTCCGTATGATGGACTTTAAAGAGTACGCAGCGAAGCCGTTTCCTGTAGCGTCCTACGTGGAAATGGGTATGTCGTGCGACCCTGGCATTCGCCGGTTTTTCCGGTCTATGGGGGCTAAGGTCTCCAAGCTCTACCTTGGCAACATCTTGAACATTGATATTGAGACGATTACGTTTATGAAGGGCGTCAATTTCAGCCATCATGTAGCGGGCGAGTTGGACGAGATTTGGGTGAGCCCGCACTACGATTTCCACGCCGATTATGCTGGATCTATCAATGCTCTTTGTGGGAAGACCAGGATTGCCCCGTATGTATGGGATCCTATGTTTATTGAGAATTCAGGACAGGCGTATGACGATAAGGGGCTCTCCTTGGAATCCGAGCGACTATTTGTTATTATGGAGCCGAATATTAGTTTCCAGAAGAATTCGGTGATTCCGATTACAGTCGCGGAGGCGTATTATCGCCGTCACCCGAACCGTGTAGCACAGGTGATTGCGATTAATGGTGAGCGTCTCAAGAATAACCAATATTATCAGACGTCGGTTTTGCCAAACCTTACAATTTACCAGAACAATAAACTGCAACTCACTCCACGTGCGCATATTGTTAACTTGGTTAAGGCATTCCCGTCGGCGATTATTATTATGCACCAGGTGAACAACGAATACAATTACAGTTTCCTAGAGTTTATCACAATGGGCTTCCCAGTCGTCCATAATATCAAGCGTTTCAAGGATTACGGATATTATTACGATGGTAACGATTTTGATGGTGGCGCTGACCAGATTGATCGTATTATCAAGTATCATAACAGTAATAAGGTCGCCTACGCTGCGCAGGTGAAGCAGCTGACGTGGAACTTTTCTATTAACAACCCGAAGCATCTTGAGGGCTGGAACGACTTGCTCTTCAAAAAGGCGTAAGAGAAGCCGGTCTAAAAACGAACGATAAGACATCTTATAGACCACAATGAAGGTTGGCATCACTGTAAGATTTCTTAATAGCTATTTTAGCGGGGGCATCCCCCAGGTAGCGTGCTCCCTTGCGAAGGCGCTCCAGACTGCCAACCATGATGTAACGCTCCTGTATCCGGTCGGCGAGCAGGACTGGTTTATGGACGTGAAGGGACTCAAGGAGACAATGCCGCCCCGCAAATCCTGGGACCCAACCAGCACCGAACGCTATGACGCCGTGTTTGAGGTCGTATGGTCGTTTCCCGAAGAGGACCGGCTCAAGGTCGCCACCCACCGCATTCTATGGGCGCACCAGCCGCCAGTGTTCCACGATATTGAGTCGTCGGTTTATCCTTGGAACGCCACCCAGCGGTCGTTCAAGAACCTCACCGCCATT